CCCCGCCATTCGAGGTCTTTGGAGCATCTCCAGCGTTGCCATTCACCATCCAAACCCTGTTTAAAAATTGACTAAAACGAGCTTTCGTTGATACCGTAGCAGTCCTAACAGAAGTCCAGGTAGTGCCATTCCACACTGAAATATCAGTGCCAACTTGAGCGAATAGCCTCTTGTTACCCCCTTGTATATTCAAGGTTCCAAAAGAAGTAACACTTCCACCTAAAGTAGTGGCATAAGTCGCCGCTCCAAGTCGAGTAGTCATTGACCCGATCCTATCAAAGTGCATGTTAATCGCTAACTGAACAGAACTTTCAGGGCAAACAGTATCACTCAATTGAGCTGATCGGATTACTCCCTCAGTAGGATATGGAATTTTAATGTCTTTTATTGCTGGCATAATTTTTGTTTTAATGTTCCTATCCCTCCACTCATCCGCAAAGAAAGTGGAGGGTAGAAAAACTAAACTCAGGTTATGGTCTTAGGACCAAAACATTTAAGATAGTATCACTTGATGGATCTGCACTGAATGTAATATCGACAGAGGCATTATTTGTGACTGCAGATAAGATAGAAACATTGTTTCCACCATTATCGACCAATGTCAAATAGACAGTGTCAGTAACTAAAACGTTAGCAAATGCACCTGCCGAGAAATTCTCGGTAGCACTTCCACCGACCGTGGTTGTTATTGCGTTTACTATTGTTGTAATTCCTGTTGCACCAGTGTAACCAGTATAACCTGTTGGACCGGTAACTGTCGAAGCTGCACCTGCATCTCCAGTAAAACCAGTATACCCCGTATAGCCAGTAGGACCAGTAACAGTTGAAGCTGCTCCGTCAGGACCAGTGTAACCAGTATATCCTGTTGGGCCAGTCACGGCTGAGTCTGCGCCTGTGTAGCCAGTGTAACCTGTTGGGCCAGTAACGGTTGAATCGGCACCAGTATAACCAGTATATCCAGTCACTCCCTGAGGACCGATATAACCCGTATAACCAGTGTAACCAGTAGGACCAGTTGCTCCAGCTGCTCCAGCTGCTCCGTCATCTCCAGTATAGCCGGTATAACCGGTTGGACCAGTGTACCCAGTATACCCAGTGTAACCAGTATATCCAGTGTAACCAGTTGCGCCTGCAGCACCAGTACCAATAGCTGTCCACGCTGGAACGGCTACTGTACCCGTCATTTGATAGACAGCTGAACCATCTAAGTCTTGAAGTAGGCACTCTAATGCAAAGATATTTGCATAAGTAGCTCCAGCGTAAGGAGTTCCACCAGTGATAGTACCGAATGTAATCAACTGATACGAACTGTCGTTTGAAGGCTGTTCCTGTTGCTGAATGTCAACAAGAGGAATCAGCGGATTTGTATATGCCATATAATTTAATGTTAACCAGTAATAATTGTAGTGGTCTGTCCAGTATAAAGATTATCGAATAACGCTTGAATCAAAGATTCAAACTTCTTTAAGTCTGGATCGTCACTACCCAGAGAAGTATCCTTACGATACTTAATTGCGTAACGAAGATACCACTTGTAAATCTCTCTATAGTGTTCCTTTAACTCTTGAGAGAGACTTTCAACTTTCTCAATCTTCTTGTAGTAATCAATGTAAAGATTTTGTCCCTGCATTGAGTCTGGGATTATTTTGTCAAAAACCAATTTGTCATCATAAACTGTAAAATAGATAGGCTGTGAAATTGTGGGCCTCGACCATACCCTAGTCCCATCTGGAATATCTCGCGTGATTCCAGTCACTCCAGTTAGTTGATTTGTTGTTAAATCTATAGCGGTGTAAGCTATTTCCATTATTTCTTCATCGTAATCTGTGGTTGCAACATAAGCTACACCGGATGTAGTGTCAGGGAAATCCCCAACATTTTCTAATGTGATAGTTGCCGCACCAGTAAGCGTTGCTCCAGAAGTTACTCCACCAAGAACCGAGTCAACTGACTGGTTCCACGAACGCTTATCAATATATCTAAGATTATATGGAGTAAGTATGTTATCAATCAAGAATCTTGCAGATAACACTGACTGATCTGTCTCGATGAAATCAATGTCTGTTGGCAAGTCAACGTAGTTGGTTCCTGCTAACATCTGAATAGGATATTCGAACTCCTGTTGCCAAGCGTGACGAATACCATACAGTTTAGCAGCAGTAAACTTCCTAGCATCGTTAACAGCATTTATACAGAACGGAATTGTAATCTTATTATCATCTTCCCTAATTCCCATTGCTTCTAGCACTGGATAAATGATAGTAGACACTGAATTCTCTGGATAGGCATCTACGCTTATAGCGGTTGAAGCATCTGAAAGTAATCCTGTCAATGAATTCTTCCACTGAATCTTGTAGTAATCAGTAGAAAGACCAGTTGCGTCATAAAAAACAGTGCTTTGTTGAGTAGTAAAGATGGTTTGAGTGGCATAGACAGAATAAGCTCCGTCAATTGTAGTAGCTTTTGAAACTACTATTTGATCCCACTTTAATTCGCTAACAGAATCTCCACGATTATGAGCCATTACCGTAGCCAGGGTCACAAAAGATTGACCCGTATTTGATGTTGATGTAACTATTTCAGAATTCTCAGCACCGACTGCCGTTAATAATAAAAGGACTGAAGCTCCATCTGTGAAATCAGCAGTGTTGTCTACGGGAACAGCTAACACCCCCGCAGCTATATTGCTGCTCATATAAGTAGTAGCCTTAATGTCCAATTCATTTGGAACATTAATTGTATTACCTATGTTATGTACGATTTTTATTTGAGGGTTCATATTTTGTGGTTAATTACAAACTATAATCTATTTCTCCTTCTTTGCTCCAATAACTATTCCATACTTTTTAAGTACTGCAACGCCTATTTTAAGAACTGCACCAACTCCTATTAAGATTAATCCAAGAGTTGTATCCTCTGTTACTTTTATCAAACCTGCACCTAGTAACAAACTACCAGCTTCGTTTAATGTTAAGTTTATTTTGTCCATGTTTTTATAATTCTTTTAATTTTTTAACTAATAATGCGCGGTCTTCTTCGACCCTTTCTTTGTCCCAGCCGACCTTATATGTTTCATCTTCTTTAGGTGTTCCATCAGCATTGATTCCGAAACATACATTTGAATGTCTTACTACAGCCTTATCTGCCCTTCTAAATATGCCAAGTTTTTTCATTTTAGCCCAAAGCAGATTGTCAACGCATATATGCCAGAAATCAGTATCAAACACTTCCCCAATTTTCTCAATTATATCTTTCCTAATCATGAAGTGCTCGTTGATGTTTCCTTCGTCTGGACCTACCCAGCCAGTATTAAATGCAACATACCCTAAGTCTCCTACAAGCAAGGCCTCATTGATTGACTCTGGAGTAAATTCTGTGTCGTTTGCTGCAAAGACAACCCATTCACCGGTTGACTCTTCAACTCCTTGCTTTACAAGTTTCGGTACACCAATCCTATCCTTTCCGAAACTATCTTGCTTGACAATAATCTCTATTTTGTCTTGGGGATAATTCAATGACCTTATTGATTCTATACACTTCTTCAACCCTTCTTCTCTACCAAGGGTGGGGATAACAAATGAAATCTTTGGTTTATCCTGTAGAATTGAGCATCATGAAGATATTTTGGATTATCAGGAACAAAACCTAGTGCCTTCTTCCAATGCTCTTTACTTTCTTCTTTTTTACCAACTTGCCAATATGCAAGATAAAGAAGTTCATGAGGAACATGCTCATAATATGGTTGATAATTTGAATAGAACGGTAACTGAGTGATTGTAAGAGCTGCTTCTGCATAAAGTATTACTTGCGCGTGCATTTGCTTCGAGGAATAGAATTCAGCCATTCGCATTAGCGGTTCTCTCCTAGCCTCCTTATCGACAGACAAAGAGTACCATTTAAGCATCTCGCCTATATCTCCCAACTTCTTGTAACAATCTCCGATATACAGCATTGACTGAGCTGCTTCCGTTGGCCATCTATTCATTGAGATATGATTTTTAAACTCTTTTATCGCAGACTTAGGTCTGTCAAGATAATACATTTCTCTAGCGAAATAGTGTGAGTTTCTATCATTCTCTGGATGATTAAAACAGTCAACAGCCAGTCCTTTTATGTATCCAGAACGATTTGTCTCTGGATTTTGGTAATGTTCTAGCTTAATAATTTCTTCTCCAAGGAATATTCTTTTTGCATCTCCTTGTAAAACTTCATGGATAATGCCAGCCCATTTCATCTTCTTTCTATTATAGAACTTACAATGCCTAAATTTAGTTACCGGATTGCCAAGGTGATCGTGAGAGAATACGAAATTATATTCGAACTGCTCAAATCCATTTTCAATCTCCTTGTCAAGCTTATCAATGTCCATCTTTGTATAAACCTCATCGCAGTCAGGATTTGCAATCATGTCATTCTCAGGAAAAGTAGAAATGTGATTTCTAGCAGAACCAAAGTCGAACATGGAATCACCAGCTTTTACTACTGGCTCCTCGCCATCAACTATAAATTTTTCATTAATCTTTTTCGCTAAATCTGCGTCAATATTAATTTTAAACTTGTCACCAACGGCCTCTACCTTACACCCCAAGTCCTTTGCCACCTTGACAGTATCATCAGTTGATCCAGTGTCAAGGACCCAGATTTCGCCGCCGCGCGACTGAAACTCTTTTAAGGACTCAATCATTCTTGGTAAGGTTTTTGCCTCATTCTTCGCAATGAGAGCAACACTAAATTTTGGCTTGTTCATATTTTTGCGGATTAGTAATTTATAAGAAGCTTGGAACGTCATTTACTACTGGTTCTTCCACTGGCTCTGGTTCCACGACTGGTTCCACGACTGGTTCCACGACTGGTTCCCCGACTCGTTC